AATCTCACTAAAAGCAACCTAGAAAATAAGCGTCAGACTTGGACGAATGACGTAAAGGATTTCACCAGCCAAGCCATTTTTCTCACACACTTTAAATTTGGCTGGTGGATTTTAAATAGAATTATGGAATTATTGAATAATATTGACACAATCGAGAAGTGCGATACGCTAGAACTTATGAGCCGTATGCCTGATGAAGTTATTGATTTAATCGTCACAGACCCACCATACCTAATCAATTACAAAACAAATTGGCGGAAAGGAAATCATAAATTTTCAGAAACTATTCCAAACGACGATAACCCAGAATTGATAAAACAATATATAAAAGAGTGCCACCGAGTATTGAAAAATGGCACAGCAATGTATATGTTTTGCTCGTTTGATAAAATTGATTTTTTTAAAAGTGAAATAGAAAAATATTTTACGGTGAAAAATATCATAATTTGGAGAAAAAATAATCATACAGCTGGTGACTTGGAGGCACAGTTTGGAAAACAATATGAAATGATTATTCTTGCAAACAAAGGGCGAAGACCTTTCAATGGCGATCGTCTAACAGACGTTTGGGATTTCAAGCGAGTCAGCTCAGATAAACTACTACATCAAAATCAAAAACCTATCGAATTGATAAAAAGGTGCATTATAAAACACTCAAATGTTGGAGATGTTGTTTTTGATGGATTTATGGGAAGTGGAACGACAGCGCTGGCAGCATTAGAGCTAGATAGGCATTTTATAGGAACTGAAATAGATGAATATTATTTTGGTGTAGCAGAGGAGCAGATAAAAAACCACAACGCTCAATTAAGTTTATTTGATGAGGTATGATATGAAATTAATACTAAATATTGAACCAAAGCCACAGAGTAGACCGAGGTTTGCAAGGCGAGGAAAATATACCAAGGTCTACGAAGAAAAGGAGATGGAGATTTGGCGCAGTCATTGCCGTTTTCATGTCGCTAACCAGTACAAGGGTCAACCCATGCTTGAGGGAGCGCTTAAAGCAAAGGTTAGATTTTATATCCAACCTCCAAAATATATCTCCAAGCTCAAAAAAAACCAGCAAGCCTTAGCAGATGAAACAATGCCAGTGGATAAGAAGCCAGATATAGACAATTACGAAAAAGCGCTATATGACAGCATGTCAGAGATCGTCTTTAAAGATGACGGTCAGATCGCTTTGCATGATGTAGGCAAATTTTATAGCTTAAACCCTCGTATAGAGGTAGAGATCGAAGAGGTGAAAACATGAACAACGTAAACCGCTTCTACTCAATCATCGAAGAGAAGCAGAGCGAATATAAAAATGTCTTTGAATTTCTGCGCACGTTTATATCAAACGAAAAAGAAGTGAGCTACATAGGATCCAGAATCCGTATTGATAAGAAGAACGGGCGATTACCTCCTGTGAATACGATGATTCGTCTAGCGCCTCTGTTTGATAAAACATTCTTTGAAACGTGTCTGAGGGAGAAAATGGACTCAGCTAAGATAAGAGACAAGGATGTCGAAGTTGGACAGAAATATTTATTAAAAATTGAGAGCACGCAGAACACGACTGAAGAAGAGCGGTTAAGGAAATTAAAACGCAAACTCAAGCGTGAGATGCATTTAGAAAAATCGTGGGGGATTTAAAGTGAAACTACAAAAATTAATTACAAACGTCCAGCAATGGTCTATTGACCGTGGACTGGACAAGGCGGATAGCAAGAAGCAAATGCTAAAGCTCTATGAAGAATTTGGAGAATTAGCTTCGGGGATTGCTAAAGGGAACAAGGAAGTCGTTAAAGATTCAATTGGTGATGTGGTGATTGTGTTGATTATTTTGGCACAGCAGAAAGGTGTTAAATCAATTAGTGATTTTTGTGTGATATTTGATCACTTATCAATAAATGATCTTATGCCAAGAGCAGCAGAGCTAATCGGTCTTATCTCCTTGCGAATCAGAAAAACAAATGATGAAATCGAAGAATATATCGTACGTCTAATTTCGTGTCTGAGGACTATTGCGAAAAGCGAAAATTTAAATTTTGAAGACTGCTTGTCGCAAGCATGGAACGAAATCAAAGACCGCAAGGGCAAGCTAATTGATGGCGTGTGGGTGAAGGAAGAGGATTTGAAATGAAATCAACAACTGAAATGGATTTAAGCAAAATTGATGTAGGGGAAATCAAAGGCATTCGTTTGATAGAACCAAACGAACTAGCCGAAGAAGACGAGGTAGAAATGAATAAAAAAGAATTAACTAAGAAATTGATGAACCGAATGCAAAAATTTGGATATTTTCCAAGTTTCACAAACGTAAAAATTTTTATCCGAGAATATGAAAAAATGACTAAGCCAGAACCACAAAAACCAGTCGTACCGCAGTTTGTGGCAGATTGGATTAAGTATTGTAAATTCACTAATGTTAATTTGCAAAATGCTTTGCTTGTTGGTGATGTATATTTTTACAACTACGCAAATCAAAACGATTTCTCAAAACTAAAAGAATTTTTAAAAACAGAAAATAACCAAGAAAACTTTGCCCGTGCTTGGCTTGATGGCTACGAGATCGAACAAGAAAAGCGGTATCGGGTGAGTGTTAAAAATGTACGGACAAGACAAGGCACTTTAAATCGTAGCAAGAAGTCAGGAGTATTTATTTTTTCGAATCCAGAAGAAAATAATCTTTACGATACGAAATTCACCCGCAAAGAGCTTGAGGTAGCTGGGTTCGAATGGGTTTTTGATTGCGAAGGGATTGAGATTGAGGAGGTGCAAGAATGAAAAATAAAAACAACTCTGAAATATGGGTGAAAGGGTATCTGGACGAGAACGGAGATATTATTATCTCACTAGGAGATGACGGTTATCACAGAGTATTAAGAGACTATGTGGATTCTGGCTTGATCGAGTGCAAGAAAATTGAGATTGAGGAGGTGGTTTAATGGAAGAAATTATTATGGCTTTCTTGCCAAATGAAGAATTAAATCGTTTGATTAAAATTGAAATCGCAGTTGAAAACTTGATTGAAAACGGAATACTTGATGAAGATGTATTTAACCAGTATTTGAAGGAAGCATAAGTTGAGGAGGTGGAAGAATGACAGTAGAACATTTTCTGAAATCTTTGTCAGAACTATTGTGGACTTCGTATTGGACGGTAATTATTTATATGTTATTAAAAAATAATAAAGATTGAGAGGTAACAAAATGAAACGACCAAACAGATATCCATATACGAGAAGTCAGTGGGAGGAAGAAACAACTCTAGTATGTTCCGGTGATGGCACTAGTTTTAAATTAAGAGTAGAGCGTAATAGAATTACAAGTGAGGTAAAACAATGAAAGATTTAATGTTTTGGGGAATGTTTATAGCTTGTTTGCTGATTTCAGCTATGACATTCTATATCATGTATTCTCAGGCGATGGTCAATAGAGATTTGGAAAGAAAACACAATGACTTAAAAAATGAATTTTTACATGCTTTTGGTTGGGATAATTATGAGTGGGCAAATAATTTTAGAGATTATGCACGGAAAGTTGAAGAGCTAATCAAGTTCAAAAAAGAAATCGAGCGACTTGAAATCATTAAGAAAGCATTAGATGTTCAAAAACTAGAAGAATTACAGAAACGTAAAGATCTAGTGGAACGTGAAATCCAAAAGCTTGAAAAATAAGGAGGTGCAAGATGATTCCAAAGTATAAAATAGATATTTGGGAGAAGCGTGCAAGGAAAAAGTATTCTGAAACAAACGAAGTATACAGACATCTTCCAAAAGGGATGTTAGCGAACCTTTATCATAAAATGGAACATCGAAATGTAGAAAAAGGATATGGAAGTTTACCTTTTTCTTTATATGATTTTAGGGAATGGGCATATTCCGAAGAAAAATTTCTATACATCTTCGATATTTGGTCGAAATCTGGTTATAAAAAAGAATTCAAACCGTCAGTTGACAGAACAAATCCCTTTATTGGTTATCGATTCGAAAATATGACTTGGATGTTTTGGGAAGATAATAAAATAAAAAGCCATGGAGAAGTCGGTGCTAAAAAACAAAAAGCAATTATTATGCTGAGGGATGGCAAACGAGTAGGCTCTTTTAAAAGTATCAAAGACGCTCAATTCTTTTTAGGCATGAAATCTAATGGGAATATCTCGGAATGTTTGAGCGGACGAAGGAATAATGTTTTTGGTTATCAATTCATCTACGAAACCCCAGAACTTCTGGAGGCAGACCATGACCGAGTTTAAATTAATATTTTTTGTTGCTTCATGCGTGGTATCGTTCTACGCAGGGACAACATTTAACAAACCTGTAGTCACTCACAAAGAGGAAGTCAACGGTAGATATCATATCACAGTCAGACATTATGGTAAGTATCTGGTTAACAAGGATCAGTATGAATCTATTTCAGTCGGTGATGACATGCCAGAATTTTTAAAAAAAGGAGATTAAAATGAACTCAGATAAATTTTTAAATAAGTTTACTTACTTAATCCTGTGCGTATTTGTAGCAGTCGTCTGCTTCGGATTTTACAAGCAACACGAAGCGAACCAAAATCTAAACGACAAGATTTTTAGTTTGGAACGACAAAATGCAGAAATCACTGAGCAGGTAGACAAGCTCAATAAGACGATTGACGCAGAGATTGCTAAGAATTTAAAAGAAACAGCGGAGCGGAACAATGTTGGAGGATAAGATAGAGCAGTTAGAGCATGCGAAGAAATGCTATTTGAGAGATCTGGAGCCAGAGCGCATGGCGGTCGTGCAGAGGGATTTTGGGTTACAAGTAGCATCCAAGCGCAGGGATTGGTTGAAGAAGCAGGTTAAGAGATGCGATGAGGAGATCGAATGTCTGAAGAAAGAGTGATTCCGCTTTTGCCAGAAATCAACGAAAAAAGGACAATTCGTAAGGCAAAGGCTAAATTGAGAGAGTATCCGAAGTGGCGGGAAATTGCCTGCGACGAAGCCATTCAAAAGGTAACGCAGGAATTTACTTTTGAAATTAGAGGAGCAAGCGGGCCTAATAGACCTATCGAGAACCTAGCAATTAGACGTGTAGACGCTTTGTCTGAGCTGGAAGAGATTGAGCAGGCAGTATCAAGGCTATTTAATCCGACTTATCGGTTTATCTTGTATTCTCGGTTTCTGAAAAACGTTCCTGACTCTGCGTATGTCATCTATACAGAACTAGGGATCGAGAAGACGCGCTATCAGGAATTGTTAGAAGGGGCATTGCTCGCTTTCGCCTGGCAATACCGCGGTGCAGTACTGGTTTGCGAAAAGCGGTAAAAAAGCGGTAATTTTGCGGTAATTTTGCGGTAAAAATGCGGGAATTGTTAGGCTGAAATAGTGATAAAATAGTAGTATCAAAGATTTGGCAAGAGGTCTTTGATATTTCTAATTCCTTTAAACTTCCGGGGAGAGAATGATAGGTTTTGACCTGATGCGATTTCAGGCTCTCTCTTACATAACCGCAAACAATAAAATTTAGAAATTCGTACAGTATCGCGCCTATGCGGTTAGGGCGCATTTTGGGAATAATGGTTAAGAGGTCTTAAGTCTCCTTATGTATTTTTTAATGTTCATGTTCGTGTTTCATGGTTACCTCGCAAAAACCTTTTTCAAAAAATCTTTGCCTCTTCTGGTTCGATTCCAGTAATTCCCTTCAGTCGCTCATGCGACTTTTTATTTTGTCTGAAAGG